TGGTTCTTTTATTCAAATCGATGCGAAAGGTACTACTACTGAGCGGGCAGAAGGCGACCGTTATGAGATTAATATAGGAACAAAACACGAATCTTCGTCAGGTAGTATCATTACAATTAATGGCGATGCTTTTGTTAAAGTGAATGGTAATAAAACAGAAGAAGTTACCGGTAACTACAAACTATTAGTGGGTGGCACAACTGAGATTGGTTCAGGCGGAAACTTATTCTTAAATACTGGTGATGGTGCTAACATACGAGGTTCAACTGTTAAAGTTGAAGCAAACAATGATACCCTTACATTGTTTGGTAAAAAACAAATTAAGATCGAAGCAGAACAACAGATTAATAATGTTTCGAATCATATTAAAAATAACGCGTTGCAAGACTTTAATGTCTATGCTTCGAAAGGTATTAAGCTTACTTCTCCAATGGATTTTCATCTTCAGGCTTCGAATGGCTTAATGACTTTCTCTGGATTAGTTCCTCCATCACCGACTGGTACACCGACATCTCTTGCATCTGGTACTATTGGTGTTCCTACTTCTGCTGGTTTAAGTGTTATAGCACCTACTGTAAACATGGTTGCTGCTAATGGAAGCTTTACCGGTCTATGGAATGCAACTGGTATGAGCACTGGTATTTTAACAGCAACCGTTTCTGTCAATACAAAGCTTGTAAATGCTACTGTGGTTCAAGCAACAAAGGTAGGAGGAACTCGAGGAGACTTTGCGACATTAGGTGCTCCATTGCCTATTAGTGCAGCACCAGGTAGTCCTTGTGCTCCTGGTCCTGGTCGTGTTGTTCCATCGACTATACCTAATGTAAGCATACCAACTGTGCCAATATTAAACGTACCGGCCGTTAGTAATCCAGCCCCACCGTTGTTTCCGATGGCTTCTGGGATGGCGTATCCGAAAGGTAATGGAGACCTATTCCTAGCTCAAGTTCTCACCTCTCCCTTCACAGCGTTCTTTGGAGGAATCATTCCTCCGCTATTAGGATCCGGATACGGTATGGAAATGATCAAGGCTCCCGAGCCACCAGCGAAAAATATGTCAATTCAAAAAGATCCATTTGTAAATCGAAAAGGACATGTACCCGGCACCTTTAATACGAATCTGGAGGATTAAGCAGTGGCTAATTGTATTGACTTAAGAGATCAAATTACTCAAAATACTTTATCACTGAGTACAGGTCCTTCCGTTAACTTTAATGGTGAGTATACGACAGCTCAAATCGCGGTTTTTACCGAAGAGCTTTCGAAGAACATTGCAGAAAATGCTAACAACAACGCTTTAACTCGAATGACAAACGCGTTTGGTGATGGACTTAATAATACGGTTTCGTATTTGAATGGATTGTTTAAAGAATTAATGGCGAACAATTTAAACGACTATCCTGAAATACAAACTCGCTGGGCTTCTGGAAATATGACTGCTATCGAAGTAGCGGACTTTATGGAAGCATTTAATTATACACCACAGGGTATTGCAAATCAAACTGATTTTACTAAACTATTACGAGAGCTGAATAATTATTATACTTCTTCGTTTAGTGATAGTTTACTCGGTGGATTTTGTAGTACTATGACAAATATATTTCAAAAGATCGATGCGTTCTATGATCTAATAGGAGTAATTGATGGCATCATTACCGATGCATTAGCTTTCATTCAGAAAATTAATGAGTTTGAAGGATATCCTCCTGAAATTGCTCAGCAAGGTCTTATTACGTTTTTAATTAATCAAATTAAACAAAAGATGGAAGATATCGCTGAGCAAGTATTCCAAGAAGTTGAAGATGCGATTGCTAACTTTAATGTTGAGAATATTATCGGTGAGTTTACCGAAGGATCTTTGGCGAGTGTTAAAGCAATTATGACTGCTAAAGAACAATTATGTGCTGTATTGACTGATGAGAATAAAAAGAGTATTAAAGATAAGCTCAAAGGATTCGTTGACTATGCGGTAAGTCTATTAGAAAGCCCAGGATTAGAACAAATTCGTTATCTTGTCTTTAGGTTCTGTGCCCTTGCAGCTAATGTCGAAGCATTACTTAAAGATATCATGAATCCACTCGATGATTATGGATTAAGGTTTCAACGTATTGTTCGCCGGATGGAAGCAATCTCAAACATTAATACATCGACTGCAATTCGTAATGGAGCAATAAGATATTCTCCTGAACGTCGTGAAGAAGCCATAAATAGATTAAGAGCTATGTGGGATGGTGATAACAACGGAGAGGTCGTTACCTCTACTGGCGAAAAGCCCATAGCAGTAAAGCCGATTACCGCAAAGGAATATCAAGAACTTCCTGTATGTGGTAAAGTATTTAAGTCTGGTCATAAAGGGATTAAAGTTTCGGGTGACTGGGTAGAAGATCTTGGAATTACAGGTTATACACGAATTGATTTAGATGTTAAAGTATATCTAATGAGATTGAGAAAAGTACTTGGTAAAGATATTACTATTACCAGAGGGTGGTACAGTACGGAATATAATGAGAAAGTGGGTGGGGATCCAGAAAATAGTCACTTAAGTGGGCTTGTTATAGATATAAAGAACGATTTTAGTTTTGATATTCCGAGCGAAGACTTGGATGTTGTTACTTCAATCGAAAGTATAGAAGACTTTCAAGAACAAGCATTTAAAGCTGGATTTAAATATATCGTCATCAAAGACGATGAGATTCATCTAGACATCAGGAACGTACCAAGATGACAGTAGTAGTTAAAACGCCAGTCAGTAAAAGACCGACACTATATGCGGACTTTAAAAAAGACCTGCAGATTTCTCCTGTCTCTCAAGACCTGACTGTAAACAAAGACGAAGCTGCTGTTAAAGAAGCGATTCGTAATTTGCTATTAACTGATCCTGGTGAACGTCCTATGCAGCCTTTTTTAGGTGGTGGCATACGAGCTTTATTATTTGAAAATGTGACACCAGGTACTCTCAAGTTAATAGAAGAAAAAGTAAAAAACACGATAAAGAATTACGAACCTAGAGCTGAACTCATTGATGTTTTGGTTTCATCTATTATTGATGATAATACAGTAAGTGTAAGAGTAACATTCTACATTAAAAATACTAGCGCGCCAATACAACTAGACGTCATACTAGAAAGGATAAGATAAAGATGGCCAATCCAAAAACTCCAATTACGGAACTTGACTTTGAAGGTATTAAAAGTCAGTTAAAAACGTATTTAGCGCAACAGGCACAATTCAAAGATTACAACTTTGAAGGTAGTAACATGGCTGCTTTGCTCGATGTACTCGCTTTTAACACGTTCCAAAATAACTTCTATACCAATATGGCAATCAACGAAATGTTTCTTGACTCGGCCGTCATTAAGAACTCCGTTGTTTCCCATGCTAAAGAATTAAATTATATTCCAAGATCTCGCAGGTCAGCTAAAGCAACGATAAGGCTTGTAATTACAGCGCCTGATGAAGAAAACTCAACCATTACGATTCCAACCTATAGCAGCTTTAGTTCAAGCTACCAGGGTGAAACATTTAATTTTGTCACTGAACAAACATATGTTGCTCGTAAAAATATTGATCCAATTACACGTGAAGTAACTTTCATCGCAGAAAATGTAGATATTTTCGAAGGTCAGATGTTAACGAGCTTCCAGCGAGAAGGATTTATTATTGATGCTGATGGAGTATTACGAGTCTATCTTTCAAACAACGAAGTTGATACAAACAGTATTGTAGTATTCGTTGATGCTGAAGCAACTGAAGATCAAAACGTCTTTACACGAGCAACTACGATTTATGGTGTAAAACCCACGGATCGAGTATTCTATATAGAACCTTATTACGATGATCGTTATTCGATTTACTTTGGTAAGAACGAGTTTGGTTTACAACCTCAAGAATTCGAAGATGTCCGTGTAAGGTATCGTATTTGTTCAGGCAATGAATCAAATGGTGCTAGTCAATTCTCAGCCGGATTTTTAGAAAACGCTACTATTGAATGTCAAACAACTACGGCCGCAGCCGGTGGTGAAGAACGAGAAAGTATTGAGAGCATTCGTTACTTCGCACCTAAGGCATTGCAAATTCAAGAACGAGCTTGCACAACTAAAGATTACGAAATCTTATTGCAGCAAAAATTTCCAGAAATTAAAGCAGTTGCAGCTTATGGTGGTGAAGATCTCGATCCACCTCAGTTTGGTAAGGTTGCTATTTCAGTTTACTTAGATAGTACTACTCAGTTAATTAGCTCAACATTGAGTAATGCATTTATTGCTTACCTATCAGAAAAGAGTCCTCTAGGTATTGAGCCTGTATTTGTACAAACTAAGTTTATTTACGCTGAGCTTAGCGTTGATACTATATTCACATTAAAAGAAACAGAAAAGAATGCTTCGCAACTTGAATCATCTGTACGTCAAATAGTACAAGCTTATTCAGATAATAATCTTGAGAACTTTAATACTTCTTTACGTAAGAGTAGATTAGCAAGTCAGATTGATAGTATCGATACTGCTATTCAAAGTACATCAATTATAGTCACACCTTACATTGAGTATGCTCCTATTCTAAATGTACGAACCGCTCCTTCATTTAACTTTGAAGCCGAGCTGGTTAGGCCATATCCTTTTAGAGCTGCTAACGGATTTAGTGGTTATAAGCCCGCGGTTACAAGTACTCCATTTGATGTAAATGGTGTATGTGTTTATTTGCAGGACGATGGTATGGGTAATATTATGACAGTCACTGATGACGCGACTGATCCACAGGTTGTAAACCCAACAGCAGGCAAGGTCAATTATAACACAGGTAACGTTGTATTGTCAAACTTTATTGTTGAAGAATATACTGGTAGTGCAATTAAGATTAAAGCAAACATTAAGAGTAGTGATGTT